TATGAGTGAATGTTCTTTCTGAATGAAGCTCAATTATGTACTTGTTCATAAATTTAATGTATTCAAGTACAAAAAGATTATCAACATTTTTCGCATCATCCGGGAGATTGGTAAAATGAGAATGTAGTTTGGTTTGAAAATGTACATTTAATTTGTTTAAAGTTATTTCCTTACTATCCGGAAGTATAACATTAGTTGTACATAAATTTTTAAATTTATTTAATAGATCAGTCATCTTTATTGAGTTTTAAATTAATTATTTTTACATATGCATTTATTGAATTTATTGTAATATTATTAAAATCTTGATATGTAAAATTATATTGTTTCATGAGAAGTAACTGCTGTTGTATTAAACTGTCATAATCTTGAACGAAACACAAATATATTATATTTATAATTATATCTTTATGATATAGAAATCCACTATTATATTTTTCACTTACATAATACACATACATTTCATTTAATTTATTAAGATATGTTTGTATATATGGTGTACATTTTTTTACCAACGATAAAGGTATATAATCATAGTTGCTCGGATTAACATCTAAGAATACATTTTGATATTGAATTTTTTTAATACAAGAGGCAGGTAATGTTGAGCCTGTGCTCGGATATCCTATAGTAATTTTGTAATTGTCAATATGATAAATATCTTCTTTATCCAGAGGTACGTTTTTAAGAAAATCGTCTTTATAAATTATTAATTCTTTTTTTGATATATCTAATTTTATACAATCGTTAGTTTCTATAAATTTTTCAGCTTTACATTTTTTCAAAAAATCTATAATATTTTTACTTGGTAGTTTTTTGGTAATATATGAAAATACTTTATCGTATTGTTTATGTTTATAAAGCTTAGAAACTTCTAATACGTCGTTATAACTTATCATTTAATTTTTAACCACCACCGCCACCGCCTTTTTTCTTCTCTTGTTCAATTCGTTCTTGTTGTTGTTTCGTCCATTTATCTACTTCAACAGGGTTAAACGGTATCTCTATAGTAGGTTTTGTGCTTTTCTTCGAAGTAGCGCTAGCTTGGCGCATATCTTCCCCTGTTGCTTTTATGTTGGCGTGCAGATCACGAACTTGCTCCGTTATTGATTTTGGTGGAGGTGCTAGCGCTTTGGCGGCCTTTGCGGCCGCAGCATCCGCGGCATCTTTTGCCCATGATACTTTCAAGCGTTCCATCACAGTCGTAATCGGCGGCCCTTCATGTACTTTTGGTACTTTTGTCATCGGGTTGGGTTTACCCTCGGCCTTCGCTTTAGCTGCTTCCCGGGCATCTCTTGCCCAGGATTCTTTCAAGCGTTCCGTCACAGTCGTGATCCTTTCCCCCTCTGGGCCGCGCTCATGCCAGTTTTTAAAGGATCAAATAATGGTTCTATCCTAACATCTGTTTTCTTAGAAGTAGCGCTACCTTGCAGCATATCTTCCTTAGCGAGTTGTACGTTTTTCTCTGCAGCATCGAGTGTTAAATCTTCACCTCGTTTTAATCTATCCTGTTCTTCTTCTTTAGGTTCCTCAGTAGTATCATTAATAGGTTTTTGAGGAGCTGGTTCTTTTTGGTTGGACTGTAAAGAAAATTCAGCATCAGCATCAATTTCTTGTTGATCTAATGGTCCTCCATTAGGAAGATATGGAATTTCATGTTCTGTTGGTACCGGCATAAAATCTTCCATAATACCTTTTGCTAAGTTCGCACCTCGTACTGGTATACGGACATCGTATTTAGAAAATCTCCAACCTACTGCTATAGAGCCTAATTTTGTATCACCATCATACTCTGCAACATTAGCATCTTTTATTACATATGGGATACAATCTTTATATGTATATATTTTAGTAATCAATGGTGCACTATCATATGGGTTGTCATTTTGCTTCGATATAAAATATATTGATACATCTGTTGATAGTGGTCGGTCTCCTAAGTTACCATATACACTGTATAATTGAACCCATGATCTAAATAAACTATCTATAATGCTTATATTAGTTTCAGAGAATTGTATATCTAAATCATTATCAGGAAATTCTCTTGATTCCATAAAAGGACCAACTGGTAATAATCCATTAATTAATGTACCTCTATTATTTACAGATGTAGTTTCCGTAGTAAGATTAACCCCTGTTGCTAAAAACATCCAATTATTCCCACCACCAAAAAACGGTTCAAATACTTGTTTTTTAGCTAAATTCAAGCCAGTTGAGCTACCAGTACCGGGTCGTATTCCTAACTCATTTACATTTGATTCTAGTACATAACCTGGTAGTTCATGAATTTGGACTAGAAAGAAATTTTGTGCAGCAGGGAAAGTTGAAAACTGTAGTAAAAGTTCATAGAACTTTTGTCTAAGATCTGTTACACCAGAGCTTTCTAATTGAAGGCCAGCTGCCATATGTAAATATTTAAGGCAATTAACCTACTAGAGCGCCTGCTAATTTACCGACAGCATTAACAGTACCACGTATAGCAGGATCTCTCCTAAAGAATTGATATGCCATAGCTACAGTAACTGTAGCGACTTCTCCATCCCCAGACATCGAATAACCGATCTCACCGCAGTCAACAGGAAAAACACCGTGAAGCTTATATGTACGCATTGGTTCGAATTTAGTGTTTAATTGAACTAATGTAATAGTACTATTATTATGAAGGACGCCATCACCTGTAGTAGTTTCGTCATCATATGTTTCAGTTATCCAATTTTCCATTGCAATGCGGGCATTTGTTGTTGCATCACAATAAAAATCAATTGTATAAGAATCACTGTTAGTATAAGAAACAGTACCGGGTACTCTAAATTCAAATCCATTATATGGTACTGGTTTTGTCGCAATTGTTTTACCAGGGAGCGTTGCAGTTGTAGCATATACTAAATCGTCTTGTGTAAAGACAGGTATACCTTTATTAGCAATATCTAATACGCGGAATTGAAAGTCACGTGCAAAGTCCCTCGTTTGAGCTACCTTATAAAAATCTTGAATTGTTTGTTTAATATCAGCCATGATGTTATAATTATTTAGTGTTTACTTTAATTTATTGTCCAACTATCTCCTGAAAACTAACGTCTGTGTTAACGGCGTAGAAGTTAACCAATATAAATTCTGCGGCACGAACGGGCTTCAAATAGATATCTACTCTCAGTTCATTTTGATCGATAACACTAGCAGGGTTATTCCTATCGTCACAAATAATAAGGTAATCATATACACCTTCTGTTTGTTTACAATTTTCAAACATCGGTGTTAATGTATTAACAACCTTGTTTCTTGTTAGGAACGTATTAGGTTCAAAGACAAAGAATTTCAATGTCTCTCGTGTTCTTTTCTCTAAGTCGAGGAACAACCTACGAACATTAATTCTATCAAATGCCGTGGGTGTCCGTTGCAACGTCTTTTGGCCAAATATAACTATTCCTTCACCAGGGAATTGTGTCACAGGATTGATTGCAATTCTATATAATTGATCTCTTTGACGTTGTGTCGGGCTAATAGCAATATCATTTACACCACTAACAACACCGCGATTGAATCCAGCAGGTGCGTACCACGGTGCATATGCTGCATCGTTTTGTGCAAAGATCTTTGCAGCAACTCCAGAGAACGGAATCCAAGTTTGTGTACCACTTGTTCCATCTCCAACCTTTGCCCAGTTTCCATATGTTGTTGCAAAATTACTATTAGCAACACCAAATTGATGTCTTAAGGGCCAATACACATGCTTACTAAAGTTCTTAGATTTATCATCTAATACTTTTTGGCCAGGCGCTGAACCTTGAACAACTAATGGTCGGAATGCATCAGCAATAAAAATATGATCTTTTCTAGTCTCACGGGCAAATGATTCAAATTTATTGAATATAGTTCTATAATCGTCCCTATACCCTATTTGAGTAGTAGTTCCTTTCATGTTGGGATCTGCTGTATAGAATCCTGTCCCAGTGGTTGCATTACCAACATTTACAAAAGTAGTATCATCAAATGTAGATCCATTACCTAAGGCATGAATTGTTCCTAATCCAGCTTCAACGGTAACATCCATTTGAAATACGTCAATATTACTACCAATTTCAAATATTCTAGTTAATTTATCTGGAATACTACCAATATTTTTATTCGTATCGTTAATAGTGCTGCTATAAACACCTAATGGGAACAATCCTTGTTCTTTAGCATAATTAACTGAACCTCTTAGGCCAGCTACCGTACCGCCACGCGCGCTTTGCGCCAAAGTAGC